AAAAGCTTCCTGACCTAACTCTGCACGTCCTATATCAGCCGCTTGAATGCCTGCATCTGTTAATCCTGCGGCACCTCTAGGTGTACGGAAGAAACCACCAGAGCGTTCAAACATTTGTTGTTGAAATGCTTGTTCTTGAGGAGACAAACCTAATGTATACTCTCCTTCTGGACCAGCCATAAACTGACCACCACTAGCAGTAGTGACAGTGTACGGTCTAAAAGCAGCTTGTCCTATCTGAGTTTCTGCAAGTTCTTCACCAAGACGTTGACCTCTCTCACCAATGTCACCTAGCCTGTTGTAGGCAGACGTAAGGAGACCTAAAGAGGCGGCACCACTAAGAACGCTACCGTAGTCATCCCCTAAAATATCTGTTAAAATATCTTGTACACTCATTATTGTCTCCGATTAAAGCGTTTTACCTATCAGCGCGAGTAGGTTAATTTCTTGTAATGATAAAGCAAAGCCATTGATGTCTGACTCAAGACCGACAACAACAGTTGTACCACTACCGACAGCGTTCAAACTGCGTTGGTTAGTAAGTTCACCACCAGTAAACTCTGATAGTGGGTTAGAATTTTCGCCAAACTCATTGACGTTATAAAAAGCAGGGTTCTGGTTACCTACTGTAAACTCTGTTGTCCTGTAAGACGTACCAAAGTCGTAGGCAAACTTCATAAATACAGTAGCACTGTTTGCACCTACCAGCGTTGGCTTGATCTTCTTAAGAATTTTTAAACGAGAAGCATCGCCAAATGTCAAGCTTGGGCTAAAGTATTTAAAGCGATACCTTGTACCGTTATCAGAATAACCTTTGTACTCACTAATACCGTCTGTTGTTCCTACGTACAGTGTACCATTAGTCAGTCTTTCGTAAGCTGTAAAGACAGAACCGGGCCATCGTGTTACCCTAAACGAACCATCTTCTAATGTTCCTCTAACGTCAAAGCAGAAGGTTGTATTCTGACCAACAAATGTCAACAGGTAAAAGTTTTCTTCTGGGCTGTAAATAGACCTAAAGAACTGTGTCTCTCCCTGTATCAAGCTAATAATATCTTTTGTAATTGTACGGGATAACGTACTGATAGGCATTGACTTTTCTTGTATTGTACGTCCAAAGCTACGCAAGCCTGTATGTGACAAGAAGATAACATCAATTCCTGTTTGCTGTACTGTATCTCTGTCAACACAACCAACGCCAGCTACAGTGTCTGATAAAGACATCGTTGCTGGTGCTTCTGCGCCTTGGTACACAACAATGCTGTGCTTACCAAAAATGATCAACAATCCGTTGTGTGCCGCTAGTGATACAATCTCGTCATAACCGTCAGGCCATACTTTTGAGATGTCAATACTACCACTAGTACCGCCTGTCCAGTTCTGTCCAATCAACAGGTCAGACCAATAAACAGTAGACTTGTTGTTAGTTACATCAGCACACCAAAGACGACCATAAGCAGCAACAACTTCGTTAGCCTTTGGAATGTCAGTTGCGCCTGACGCTCCAGTTAACGTAGACATTTTCTCTACTGCGCCTGAAGCGTTACTGTAAACTAAAGGCTCATAACCACGCTGAAAGAAATAGATGCTGTCATTAAAGTCAACCATCTTCCAGTTGTCATTAGTAATGGTGTAACTACCGGGTGTCTCGTCAGCCAACGTAGTTGTACCGCTAATGATCTTGTTGTTACCAACAGAGAAGATCTTACTGTTACCTGCGTTATCTCTAAACTCTCTGATAGCACGTACAGCGGCAGTACCAAGTACAGTCTTGTTTGTGGTGATTACATCATAACCCTTACGTGCCGCAATACGACCACGTTTATCAATAACTGCATTGTCAGCAATCTCAGCAAATGAAGGATCCTGCGCCAAAGGAGAGTCTTCGGTGTTGATCCCTTTAAAGGCTGGTGCTACAAGATTAATACTGCGTAGTTCTTGAGCCATATTAGATAGTCCTAAAGATCATCTCTTCTGGGTGCTTTGCTGCGTCAATAGCAATAGCGTCTGATAGGTACTTGTCAGCAATAGCAAAGTATTCAGCAGTAGAAGTACCGCCTGTTTCACCACGCTCACGAGCCAACAAAGCTAACGCAAGGTGAATGACAGGTTTTGAAGGAACAAGGAGAACATCAGTGTTATTTACTAAATCTGCTTGTCGTCGTACCATTACAAATCTAAGGTTGTAAGCATCGTCTGGCATAGGATACAAACGAACTTGAGTGTCACCATTAGCGTCAACACCATCAAACGTATAGTACGAAGGACTACCAGTAAGACCACCTTTAGCGGCTATAACAAGTGATTCATTAACGTAGCTTTCGTTGTTAAACCACTCTTTTGTCTGGTACTCTACTTCATTAGCTGATGTTGTGTCATAAGCAGACATTACTTTAACGTCATCACCGCTTCCTGTTAGGGAGTAAAGGTTATCGTCTACACTGGTTACAAAGGCAGACTCTCGTGTACGCAGTGCAGACCAATCAGCAGCTTGCTCAACCATAGTCTTAGCGTCGTTAATGAAGTCACCAGCCATCTTAGAGTAAGTGCTTTCAGTAACACTGTTAACTTCTTCTTCACGCAATCGGCGCAACACATTATTCATTATGTTTAAATACGTCATTTAATCATCTTCCCAAATAAACTGCGACCAATTAACCCATCAAGTTCTCTAAAGTAATCTTTTTTAGGTGGTGCAACAAGTTGTTGTAACTGTACAGGTGTGTAGCCTATTGAAGTCATGAAAGGTTTAAACATACTAGCATTTTTACCAGCACGTCCACGTTCTCCTTGAGCGCCATCTTGACCATCAGTACCATCAGTACCATCAGTACCGTCAGTACCATCAGTACCGTCTCTGCCATCAGCACCATCTACGCCATCAGCACCGTCAACACCATCAGCACCGTCAACACCATCAACACCATCAACGCCGTCTATGCCATCTATGCCGTCTATGCCGTCTTGACCATCAACACCGTCAATGCCGTCTTCTCCATCAACACCATCGACGCCATCTTGTCCATCAACGCCATCGACACCATCTACACCGTCTTGTCCGGGAGGTCCTACAATAGGATCTATGGGTGCTGGTTCAGGTTCTGGCTCAGGCTCTAAAGACTCTTCATCACCTCTACTATAATTTCCACCTACTTCGTACAGATCGTTACTTGGATCATAGTTTGGATCAGTAATGATTTCGCCAGTATTAACATGCCTAAATCTACCGTTGCCTATATACTCCCAAGGACGCTCAGGATCTATAGGTGCTTGTCTAGGCGGATCTCCTTTTACTGGACCTGCGTCATCTTCAGTAGTGTCAGAAGGTAAGTCATCTGCCCCGTCATCTATAGCGTCGGTAGTGTCGTCTTCTGTTATGTCTGTTTCTTCTTCTTCTTCAGGCTCTGTTAAATCTGGTGGGATGTTGATAACATACACTGTACCTGTAGTAGGATCAGTATACATACCATCTTCATAAGCACTAGGATCGAGATCAGGAAACTGTGTTTGAAAATCTTCTAAGTCAATCCCTACCTGTTCTGGTGGCTCAGGCTCTGGAGATGGTTCAAGCTCTTCAGTAGGTTCTTGATCACCCGGATCACCTGTAGGCTGTTGTGCTAACCATTCATCATAGCCGCCAGCCTCTGCTATTTCTTGAGCTACAGTTAAAATTTCTTCAGGCGTTCCGTCAGGATAATCTCCTGCAAGAGCATCAATAACTTCAGGAGGAACATCTTCTGGTAACCCTTGAGTTCCTGCCATAACAGCCATAAGCATGTCCCACACTTCGGGAACAGTACTACCGTTAACTGTTAATTCAGTATCGCTTTCAGCAATATCTCCGGGAATAGTAGGTCCAATAACATCCTCGGGAGGAATCTCAATAGGATTTTGTTTAACAGGTTGTTTTGTAAACAGTGGAGTCTTAGCCATGTTTATTTCTTCCAGTTAGCCAGACCACGTAGGCCAAACGATGCCGCAACAGCGGCGCCTAGAAAACCTTTGTACCACTCAGGCATACTATCAAGAGCAGAAAACCCAGACATCACTACAGGAACCATAGACGGAAAGAACGCAAGAATACATGGGACTGAGAACAAGATAGTAAACCACTCGTCTTTCCATGAATTGTTTGCGTTATTGGCATGGATGTTTTCCCAGTTACTGTCTTGCTTAATTACTTCTAGCTTACGCTCATGTACAGCCTTCTTCTCTTCTGCTTTACGCTGAAGGTGTCCACCAACAAGGTTAACAATAGGGCCGATCAAAGCTTGTATCATCTAGCAAACTCCAAGATAGCAATAGCCATAGTGACGATAATAGCGATAGAAGCAAAACCACCTGTCATCATCTTCTCTAGTTTGTCAAAGCGTTGATTGTGTGCGTCTAACTGCATCTGAATCATCTCATAACGAATACTACATTCACGCTCATGAGCTTCTAACCGACTTAATGCTTGCTCTAGATCCGACATTATTATTCCTTACCGCTTTGATGATCTACAGTCACCTGCGCATTCAGTTTACCTATCTCTACTTCTATCTTGTTTAACTGCCTACGTAACTCGTGTATCTCTACGTTGCGCTCTTCCAGAGCCATGATCTTAGCGTTCTGTATAAGATCGTCTGGTAATGAACCACGTAGACCTAAAGGCCACTCACGAACAAACGCAGAGTTTTCCAGTATGTTCATGTTCTGTATTTCCTGACCGTGTTCAATCGAAATGATACGAGTGTCAAGAGTTACGTAAGCAGTAGTAGCCATAACGATGCCAGCACCAAGAGCAACTAAATTCCTTAGCGGTATAGCTACTCTGGTGTTGTCATCAATCTCAGGCATTACCAAGGCACACCGTCAGCAGTAACAGGGTTCTTCTCTGCTTCGATCTTAGCCGCTAGAGCCGCCTCAGTTGCCTCCTGATCGACTTCGCCCCAGACCCATCCCAAGACTACCTCTTCAGTTAAACTGTCGTAGGGGACAAATGAGGGGTCTGTAGGGTCATAGGTAAAGCCACAGGTGCCATAGGCAGAAGCAGAGTAGTCTCCGTCCACCTCAGATACACGCCAGTGTGCTACTACTACGCCACCGTCTGACAGCTCTCGCTCTAGTGTTGCGATTGTCCATGTAGCCATTGTTATGCTCCGAATACTGCGTTGCAGATAGCTTGTACGTTAGAAGGCTCTGATGACCAGTCATCTCCAGAGTTGATAACGTGACGGTGATAAGACTGAGAAATGACAGCGCCATCCTCAACGATACGAGTAGCAGTACGTACCTGAACGACAGAGCCGTCCTCTGTAGCTACTACTTCGATTTTGTCTGCTGTTACTTCTTTAGTTAGTGACATTGTTGTCTCCTGTTAGTCCGTCTTAAGAGTCCACTTAAGATAATTAGGCTGTTATATAAGTTAAAGTTAAAAACAAATCAGCACTGCCACTAGCTATGCTAGATACGTTTAAATTTTGATCAGCGGCTCCGCTATCAGTTTCTTTTAATACAAAATGATTTGCGTTTGCTAAGTTTGTTTCAGGCGTAATGTAATTACCAGTAAACGTAAAGTTATCTAAGCGACAAGACCCTACGTTAATAGCTTGGCTTGTTATTCCAATTGTATTAAATGGCAATCCCCTTATAATCAAAGCATTGCTAGACGTCATGCCGGTTGTGTCTATATTTACAGCATAAAGATTTATCGTTACTAGCCTTCCTACTTTAGTATAAGTTCCAGCTATAGATGTGGCTGTTCCTGTATTGCCACCGGAACTTGCATCAGCAAACACAGGAGTCCACGTCCCCTCTTCATAGTCATCCAGCGTGTTAGCCGCCGCATAGGTTCCT